AATATTATTTGGCAATCTTTCATTCAATAAAATTGCCAAAGATTCCATTGAATGAATTTTACCATAACGATCTGTATATTCTCCACACAGACCCATAGTGTGTTTAGACAACCAAATATAATTAGAAGTGGATTCTCTTGCCCAAATTGCACATGGGTGATTTGGCATTACGAATTTGCAAAGTTTTGATTCCATTTCTGGATCATGCATTTTGTAAACTTTACGGGTTCTTCCAGATTTTGTTAACTCTCTATCCTCATATCCATCCAAGATTCTATGTGCTGTTGAAAGTAATTGACAACTTTCTACAATCATTTTAACTACATGTTTATCGCACAATTGTTGTGCAGAAATTATTGGATTTTTATCTACTGCAAAAATATTCATTGTGAAAGACTTTCTAGATATAGACTGTGAATTATAGATTTTAATTTATTTTTGTTTGGAACTTCTTCCATGTGATCTATCTCATCACTTATGATGCTAAGTGTATCCTTACTTGTATCAATGTCAACATGTTCTTGCTTAGATTCCATAAAGGATTCCACAATATTTAATTCAGAAACTTCTACTGAATTTAATTTGTTTATGTATTCATCAAACATTAGTTTATTAGTTTTCTTTTCAACCAAAACTCGTATAAAACAATTTCGATATCTTTCAAAGTCTAAAGTTAACATATCGTAATCAACATCATTATATCGTATTGTATAGAATAGTTTTCTTTCATTTTCAATAAATTCTAGATTTCTGGTATCTGTGTCAAATATATAAAAACCTTTTTTCTGACCTAAATCATTGAATGTTATTTGATATGGTGTACCTAGATAATGTACATTTTCTTTGCTATGTTTGACATGAAAATGGCCACTTAAAACCATTTCATATCTAGCAAGAAGATTTGGATCCATTCCATCTTCATGTGGAATGCCTCTCATGATTTCATAACCATATAATTCAAAATGACCAAGGCATATATCTGCTTTAGATGTTTTGATAAAATCTAAACATTCTTTTTCGTTTTCCTTATTGATCCAAGGAACCAATGCAAAATCAAACCCTTCTATATTTTTGCATACCGGTTTATCATATACATGAATGCCAGTATCTCCAAACAATTCATTTACAGAATTTAAATCATTTGTGTTTTTGAAGAATGTATCATGGTTTCCGATGATACAGTGAAACTCAATATTGTTTTTTCTTAAGTAATCTATAAATCGAGTTTTAACTTGAGAGAGAACAAAGAAATTAACATACTTTCTTCTATCCATCAAATCTCCAAGATGAATGACAGTTTTTATATTATTGGCCTTTAAATAGGGAAAAAACTGTCCTTCTAAGAAGGACAGAAAGTATTCTACAAATAATGGAGAATCGTTTCTTGCTCCAAAATGTGTATCAGTTATAAATGCAATTTTACTCATTCAAATCCTTCTAAAACTGTTTTTGTCTTCTTTTTTTTCTTACGTTTTTTATCTTCTTTTTCTTTAGTTTTTTCTTCAGACATTTTGCGATACATTTCGCCTTCTTCTTCGTTGATTCCTAAAAGTTTAAGGAATTCTGAAAAATCACCTTTAGTGTCTTGTGATTCCAAAAATTTATATTTAATATAGTTTTGTTTCTTTTCTTTTTGAATTTTACGAAGGAATGCATAATATATTATTTGAGTAAAATAAGAAAAAGGGTTTTTAGATTTTCTTGGATTAAAATTGTCACAATACATCAAACAATTTTCTACTCCATCGCCTATCATATCTTCTTTAAAAGGATAATTTACAAAATTTGGTTTTTTGGCTAAGTTTTGTGCTATGTTATAGAAACAGAGAGCAATGTATTCAGATACAGGTGGAGACGGCTCATCCATCTCTTGAGATTCTTTATATTTCTTTTTCCATTCTACCATTTCTTTATAGAATAATTTATTATCTACATAATGATCTTTACTTATTTTTTCTATTACAGCATTTTTGTTTTTTTTAGATTTTGATTTTTTTTTCTTTTTCATGTTATACTCCTTTATGCATGTTGCATAATTTTACACATTATACAATAACTTTTTGTTTTTGCAAGTAGAACCTTGACAAATCATTTTTCACAGTTACACTTGACTGTGTAAGTCAGCAAAGAATAAATCTATCTCATCTAAGATAGTCATTGGGATCGGGTGACCAATCTGCCCAATCGTTTCCGAAGTCATCTTTAGTTTTTTTCTCTTCGGTTTTCTTTTTCTTTTTCTTTTTCTTCTGGGGCTTTTCGGGAAGAAGTTCTTCTTCCTCTTCGAATATTTCATCCATCATGTCTTCTGGGTTTGGAACATCTATTCCTAATGCATCAAGAACATCAGAGATCATTTCGTCCGGTATATTAAAATTAATATTTAATTTATCAGGCAATTGCCCAGTTTTTTTCTTTTGTTCTATTTTTTTAAAAAGATCTTCCATGTATTGTTGTTTAAAAATAGGATTATCTTCTTTTTCTTTTTCTAATTCATAACATTGTGAAATTAATGTATCTGGTTTAATTAATGCTGCAATATGATCTATTGGAATTTCTACTGTTTTATCATTAGAAAATTCTAACCAATTTTTTAAAACTAAAGCATCCCCAATCAACGCCATTTCATTTTGTAATTGGATTGTTTTAAATATCATAGGTCTTTCAAGTATTACAGTTTTTTCTAATACTTTACTCAATCTACATATGATTGTTTCCCCGGATTTTAATTTAATTATTTTATAATTTTTTTGTTCCATTATACTTCCTCTAGAGATATTTTTACTGTTTTATAATCGAATTTTTCAGATTCGTATATTTTCAGTCTTTCATTAAAATGTCTCATTGTATGATTAGTATGGGATTTCCACTTCAGATCATCTGCAATATCATATAATTTAGCAATATCTTTAAATTCAGATTTTCTTAACTGTCTGCCAATACTTTGAAGAACCCGTATTCTACTTTTTGATGGAGAAGAGAATACAATATTATTTAGTCTTCTAATACTTACACCTGTAGAAAATGTTCCATATGATGCAAGTATAATTGAATTGTCTTGTTTTTCAACTAATTTTCTTACAGTTTCTCTCATCTCTGCATCAGTACCACCATATATAAAATAAATTTTTTTATCCGGATACATTTTTTCAAGAAGTTCGTTTAAAGGTTTTCCGTGTTTTTCTACAAATTGAAATAATATTAACGTATTACCTTTTAACTTTCCGGACAGTTTACATATAAAATTATTTCTATTTTCATTAGTTATAAGCCATTCAATTTCTTCTGCATATTTCATTTGTTTTACTAATTGTCTAGAAGAGTCATCGTGACTTAATATTAAACAATCTATTGATAAACTCGAAAGAATTTTCTTTTCCATTAATTCTTTTGTAGATATAACTTTAAATACTCTTCCAAATAAACCTTCAATCACTAATTTATGTGTAAAAGAACCATCTAATGTGCCAGTAGTACCTATCCTATAAGGACATTCTTTCAATTTAGTCATAATTGATGCTAAAGATTTTGATTTGAATAAATGGCATTCGTCGCCAAATACTGCTTCAAATTGTTCAAAATATTTATTTGGCATTTTGTATATACTTTGCCAAGTGGATATTATAATTCTTCTATCAGAATCTTTATCTTTTCCGCCATGTACTTTATGACAATAGTCCCTGGCCTTCCATTTACACTTTGATGAATATTCCATAAAATCAGAATACATCTGGGACACTAAAGATATAGTTGGAACTATAATTAGTATTTTCTTTTTTGGATTTATTTTTTCCAAATAATATCTGCAAAGAGCATATATTATTAAACTTTTACCAGAGGCAGTTGGAGACAGCAAAAGGCATCTATCTGCATTTATAGCATGTGTAATGGCTTCTAATTGGTGCTTGTGGGCTTCTAGCGGCTTTCCTGCTGCGTAGGGAGATAGTCTGGATACATATTCTCTAATTTCATCAAAAGATACTCTAGTTTTTGGTTGAATTTGGGGTTCCTCAATCGTATATGATCTATCCTTTGCAAATTGCACAACATAGTCATAAAGTCCTGTATAGATTTCTCTTTTGTAGAAATTGAAGAGTTTGATTTTTCCATCCCACATCTTCTTTCTAAATGCGGGCATAAATTTATGCCCAGGGACTGTGAAGGTAAAGAAGTCTGAGAGTTCTTTAGCGTAGCCTGCATCACAATCAACCTTTATAAAAACAGAATCTATGTTGGAAATTTTCAAATCACACATCTAATAGTATTTAGTTTACCCCATTAATGAACTTTCTCCAAGATATAGCATCGCGGATATGAAATTGGCGATTATTCAGAGCCTTTAAAATAGATTGTAAATAATCTACTTTTTCTTCTTGAATTATAAGTTTCTTTTCCAAAGCAATTAAATCGTCATCTGCTTCTAGATATAGATCTACATCTTGTCTCAATATTTTTAAATCAAATTGTTCCCAACCAAGTTTTTGAAGAGTTTCTTGATCGAGTTTTCCAGTATAATATTCCCATTTTAATTTTTTAAGTTTTTTGTGCTCAAGTTTAATTCCGTGCAAATGAATTTTTTCATCTTGATAAATGTTTAAATATTTGCCATGAAGTTGCGGAATATTTAATGATTCAATATCCAGTTTTTCATTATTAATGGGAAGATCATCTTTTGCCATCTCACGAATTTTCATAATATCCATATTTTTTCTCCGGTTAAATACTGTTTATAGTATAACCTGAATATGCAAATTGTACAGTACAAGTTACAGGATTTACATCACTTACTGTACTACTAAAATCAATTCCGCTCAAACTAATTGGAAACATTCTTTCAAATTGAATTTCTAAAAATCCTCTAGAAGCACTGTTCATCAGAACTAAAGACCCGTCTTGATATCTAACTTCTTCTGAAGTGTATTCTCTTGAATTAGGATGTTCTTTGTATTGATTGCTAAAATGTTTTACTGGTACTAATTTGTGCATCCAATTGTAAATTTCTAGCCAATTTTTAAAATCTTCTGAAACTAAAAAAGTCAATTCTAAATTATCAAAATTCATTTTATTTGGTGTTATTTTGATTGGAAGGGCATGGGGTGCTGGCTGAATAAATGGCTCCATGCTTAATCCTGGGAATTTAACACCTTGACAAAAATATATCATTTGTGGTGCTCGATGTAAAACAAATC